ATTATTTTGCAACGCTAATAATTTAAAATCTTTTTTAGTTCCTCTTTCTGATATATTTCTAAATGCTTGATTAATATCATATATTATATTATCTTCTTTATTATATTTATTATATAAAACTTTTAAACATTCTATATATGATATATCATCTAAATTATCATCTATTTTATAATATAAAGCTAATTTATAATATGGTGGTCTTTTTTTCATTACTAAATATTCTATATTTTCTTTTTTAATATTTTTAGTTGGATGATATTCTAATAGTTCTAAAATTTCATTATTATTAAAATTAATATTCTCGTTATATTGTTTTAATAATTTACTAAAATATTTTTTAGCATTTGTAATGTTTTTATATTTTTCTTTATCTATCATATTTATATATATATAAAAGTATTTAATCTTTAAATTTAATTTTATATTTTTCTATAATTGATTTATCTACTTTACGTACTGCTTTTGAACCCATTATAAACGCATATAATCTGGCTCTGCTCCAACTTTGCGGAGTTTGTCCTGGTCTACTTCCTGCTGAATAATAAGCCCCTCTTCCTTTATTTTCTACTTCTTTTAGTGCTTTTATATTTATTCCTGTTGCTTTTGCTATATCTGATAATTTAGTTATATCTCCGTATTTATTCTTAAATTTTTGGGTCCACGGAGATTTAGGAAATCTCCGAGGCGGAGATGGAGATTTATCTCCATCTTTCCAGCTACTAACTACTTTTTTTTTATCTTTTAATTTTGGTCTATCTGTTTTTTCTACTATTGATTTTATCTGCTTTCTTCTTTCGTATCCTTTTAAATCTCCTAAATAAGATTTATTAATATTATATTCTTTTCCTTGATATCTAACTTTAACTTTTTCAGGCATTATATAATTATTTATTATAATATTTATATAATATTAAAATCCAAAATCTGGACACTTTATGTAATATATATATATTATTTTTGCGTAAAGTGTCCGCCCTTAGAATTTACTAGTTATATTATCGCTTAATAATTTTAATTTATCTATTCCTATATATGCATAATCTTTATACTCGAATTTACCCCTATCTTTTCTACCTCCTTTTTTAATTGTATATTCATCTTTATTATATTCCCATTCATAAAGACCATCTGTAAATAAAAATAAAAATTTATATTTATTTTCTGTATCTTCTTCAGCTATTTTTAATTTATTATATCCACACATAGTAGAAGGATATTTATTAAAGTTATTTCTTCTAGATTTTAATTCTATAGTATATTCTGAATTCATAAAATCGAATTCGTAATTTTTACTACATTTACAGAATTTATTAACATTATCTTTATTAAGAAATTCTAGTACTCTATCTTCGTTTGAAATTCCTTTTTCATAATCTTTATTAAATTTTTGATAATATGTCATTTATATAATTAGGTTAGAAAAAAAAATTAATAATAATAACAGGTTAAATGTCCGTTCTCTAAAATTGCATATCTAGCGATTTCTAAATATACTCTTTGAGTGTAAGTTCCACCTGCGATATCATTATTAGAATAAACATATTCGATACCCTTTTCGTTAATTCTTTCATTCTTAATAAGATTGAAACCAGTATAAAAGAGCTTTCCTGCTAGGTTGGCGTTCATTTCGTAGCCTTCGAATTTTTGACTAGCATTAAACCAAGCCCCAGAATTAGAATATTCTTTTTTATTTAAATGAACCATAGAACCCCCAGCCTCTGATAAATGATGCATTAGAGCTGCTGGGTTTGATTTATCGAATGTAAATAAATCCTTATTATTATAATAAATATTAATTTTATTTGTTGCGTTTGTTTCTCCATATTCTCCCGTATAATCACTTAATAGAGTTCCTCCTGTTGAGGCATTATTAGCACTTAAAATAGAAAAGATTTTAGAAACTCTTAATCCAGCTCCTCCGATATTACGTCTAGTACCTGTTCCGATATCTCCATCAGTAACAGAGAATTTAGAAAGTCTATAATCTTGATAATTCCATTTAGTGCCGTTCATATTTTTTAATTGTTGCTCCATTATTTCCTCAGGGTAAAAGATATAATCTGCGACCATTTTAACCTCGTTAGTATCGATTTCAAAAGTAGCAGGTCCTACGGTTGATTTAATAGCTCTATTAACATTATCTGAAAAATGTAATTCTATATTAATTTGATCTTCACAGGCGTAAAGTGGGAAAGTTTTCATCTTATCGAAGAAAGGAAATAAATCAGATAATAGGACACTGAAAACAGGACCACTATTAATATCTAATTCTGGTCTAACTTTCATAAAGTCATTACTATTTTTATTTTGAACCATTCCGTTATCTAATGCAATATTAGAAGCTTCATATCTTGTAGCATCAGTTTTACCATATACTAAATTATGACTAATACTTTTACCGCTTACGAATTGCTCTCTTTCTTTATTAAATTGATTAGCTAAAAAAGAAGATTTAATAGCTCTTAAATGTCCGAAATCTGAAATCTCAGAAACTGTTCTATTATTAAATTTTAAAACAGCTCTACTAATTAAAGCATCTACTCCAATATTAAGAGGATAGAAAGCAGCCGTTCCAGTCTTTAAAGCGAGGGTTACTCTGGATGCGTGATTTAAAAAACCTTTATTAATTAAAGTAAATCGGCAGAAGGTGTCAGAAATAACGACAGGGTCTAATACGTCTGTATCGATACGCTGAATAGTATTAGTCGGCATATTTTGTAAATTCATTAGATCGGGCATTTCATTATCTACAGAATCCATATTTATATATATAATATTATAATATATTTTTTATAATATTATATTTAAAAAAAAATTTAAAATTATTGTATCGCTGTTAAAGCTGCCCCTCCAGCTGCTGCGGTTGTTGTTGATTGCATTAACTGTTTAGGCTGGTTCATTGGTTCTGTGTCTACTTCGTCTTTTTCTTTTGATTCTTTTACTATATCACCTATACCGCCAGTAATACCACCGATTAAACTAACCAATCCACCGACTGCCACAAGAGGTAAACCAGCAGGTCCCATAGCGACCCCTCCAAGGTCCATAACTGAACCGATCGAGGAGATCACATTTCCCGCTTTTTCTGCACCGTTCATCCCTTTCCAGTCTCCGTCAAAATCAGCCGCTAAGTTCATCCCTAAATTACCAACAGCTAAAGCTGCTCCTCCAAATTTACCCGCTGCCTCTACTATTCCTTTACCTCTTTCTGATAATTTAACTAAATCCTGAGCCCCGTCTTCTATCTCTTCCCCTGTTTGTTCTGCTGTTCTTGCTGGTTGATTTCCTTCAGGTTCTCCTTCTCCTGTTTGTGGTTGTTGTCTTGGTGGTTCTTCGTCAGGTGCTGGTTCTGGTTGTGGGTCAGGGTCTCGTTCTGGTGGGTCGTTAGCTTGTTCTTCTCCTTCTGGTGTGGTATCTGGTTTAGTGCTAGTGGGTGCTTTAGATTTTCCAGCGTATACCTTAGCCTGAAACATTCGACCAGATGCGATAAAATCAGTTACCGCATCTTTTCCCTGTTGAACGTATTCAGTCTCTGATATTTTAGCTTTTTCTTCTTTTTTTTGTTTCGGTAATCCTGCGTTAAATAGGTCTATATTTTCATTATATGCTGCAATTTGTGCGGCTCTTGAATTTGAAGCTGCTATAGCGTTACTGTATCCGAATAAATCCATTATATAATATTTAATAATATATTTATTTTAATTATTTATTTATAAAAATAATATTTAGTAAGTATATATATAAATGTTTAATCAAGTTGAATTAATGGAAATACAAGATTATATAATAGCTGAAGAGGAAGTAAATACATCAGATGAAGACGGAACAGAATATTTAAAAGGATTTATTACTGAAGGAGTAGAAAGATTTTTAAATTTAGATACTGAACCCCCTGAGGGGGGCAGCGAAGCGACGAACGTCGCATCTGAAGCTATTAGAGAAATGATAATTAAAAATATTAGAAAGAAGAAATCATTATTTAAAATTACTGATGAGGAAGAAATTAAAACTATTAAAGAACGTATTAAAAAAAGAAATAAAGAATATGTAGATTCTAAGAAAAACAAAGTATAAAAGTCTCAGGAGTTATTTCTTTTTTAGGTATTGGTAAATTAGCAGAAGGTTTAATATATGTAGTATTATTTTTTATATTTCTACCTCTTATTTTATTTACTTGAATTTTATTTTTTTGATACCATTCCTTATAATAATTATTAGTATATAGTTTTTTCATTTTATTTTTTTCTAGTATCTGTTCTCTATTTTTCCAGTAATACTCCTTAGCTTTTTGATTTATTCTTTCTTTATTTTTTATGCTGTATGCTCTTCTAGATTCTTTATATTTATCGTTTAATTTTTTATTTTTTTCTTTTTTAAGTTCTTCTTCTATTCTATTTTGTTTTTCTAAAAATGTTTGATAATATCCCATATATTAATATATTATATTTTTTTTCTAAATATAATACATATGATAATCCATAAAAGCTATAGTAAATTAGAATTAATTAATCTTATGAAAAATTGCGGTATTAAATGTGATGTTAATAATGAAAATAATAAAAAAGAAGTAGTAGAATATATTAAAGATAATTATAAAAAATTTAAGATAACTAATAAAGATAATAGATATAATATAAAAAATATTCCAACTTTTAAAAATTATTTAATAAATGAAAACCCACTAAAAAAATTAAATACTAAGGATAAAAATAATATTATATTAAATGCAAAAAGAATTATTAATTATTGTATTAATGATTATAATTTAGATGAATCAACATTCGATAGTATAGAAGATTTAAATAATATTATAAATGAAATAAAATATTATTCTTATATTTCGTCTGTTAGAAGAGCATTAAAATTATTTAATAATAACCCAAATTTAAATAAAAAGGTCGATTATGACCTACCCCAAGAGATAGAATATGATTTAAAACCTGAACCCCAATTTTTTATAAAAATTAGAACTGGAATTTTTAGATATGATATGATAAATTGTAAATTAGAAGTTATTGAGGAGCATTAAATATTTTTTTTAATATAGGTAATCTTTCTCCATCATATATTAAATATAATTTATTTTTAATAAATCTTTCCTTATCTATTGTATTATTTTTATGACAGACACAAATCATTAAATTATTTATATCAAGATTTAAAACGTTTTTATCTTGATTTAATATTATATTTTTTCCTTCACCTTGTGAGCTGTTCTGAAATCCTCCCATACTTCTAAAATATTTTTTAGTCATTAATATGGTCGCTTCGTGTATCATCTGCTTATTATCTCCACAGTTTAAACCTGTCATCTCGTAATTATGATGAGGATAAGTGAAAAACATCTGATTAGAACCAACTAAAGAAACTTTATTTAATTTTAATTGATTATATGAATATTCTATATATTGATTTTGGTATATATCGTCATCGTCCATAAAACAAACTATTTTAGTATCTGCCATTTTTACTAGTTTATTTCTTTTTGCTCCTATTGTTAATCTTTGTTTTTGTTTAATATAATTTATTTCAATTGGTTTTAATTCTTCTTTAACTTTTTCTAAATTATTTATAAATGGTTGTTCTCCATCATCTAATATATATACTTTTAGTAAGTGCTTAGGGTAGGTCTGCTTTTTAATATTTTCTATATATAATTCTAAAAATTTATTTCTATTATACGTAGGAGTTAATATTGATATTTTATCCATATATTAATATTTAGATTTTTTTTTTTTGGTTTTAGGCTTAGGCTTCTTCTTTTTATTATCTTTAACCCCTTCGAACATATCGGACATTTTTACTTTAGGTTTTATTTCTTCTATCTTTCCTGCATCGTATTTATTTACTTTATATTTTTTAGGCATAAAATATTATATATAATATATATATATAATTATGGAAAGTTTAAAAATATTAAAAGTAAAAGACCCTAAGGCGTTAAAGCGTAAACCTTATCCGCCTATTCTTCCTGACCCTTACTCGTCCTGCGTTTTATTTTTAGGAAGTGTAAAATCTGGAAAATCTACTATATTATCTAATTGGTTTTTAAATAGTGGTTTTTATGGTCCTGACTTCTTCGATGACGTTATAGTTATTTCTAATACTATTTTAAATGATTATACTATGCGATTTATGAAGGAAAAATTTACTATATACGACCATTACTCAGACGGAATAATTAATAGTATTATAGAAAGTCAGAAAAGCTACGGAGAAAGAGAAAATATGCCTAATATTGCTATTATAGCTGATGATATATTAAGTACCAATTTTAAGAAAAATAATGAAATATCTTTTTTGGCTAGTCGTTTCAGGCATTATAATATTTTTTATGTCATAACATCGCAAAATATGCGTTCTCTTAGTAATGTTATAAGGTCGAATTCTACATCTATAATAGTAACTAAGCAACAGAACGAAAATGAGCTGTCTAAAATCGCCGAAGAATACGGTCCAATGTTTGGAGGTGAAAAAAAGTTTTTAGAACTATATAAGACCGCAATTAATGACGCCCCCTATTCTTTCGCCTATTTAAGATTAGATGAAAATCCCGCTGAATTCTATTTAAGATTTGAAAAGAAATTATATCCATAAAATAAATATATTATTATATATATATGAAAACAGTATATATAACTTTAACCAATAAAGGATATATAGAATATACTAAAAACTGTATTAAATCTCTTAGTATGTTAGGCAGAGAATGTCTTCTGGATGTTTACTGTATAGATAAAGAAGCATATAATCTATTAGATGATTATCCTAATAAATATTTATTAGAAGTTCCAGAAAATGAGAAGATAAAAGAATTTCAAGAATTCAGGAAGGGAAACTGGAATAAGGTAGTATATCAAAAGTTCAGGTGTATTTATAAAGCATTATTAGAAAACGATTTCGTATATTTTACAGATGGTGATATAGTATATAAAAATGATAGATTTATTAATGATTTAAATAACAGGATAGAAGATGACGAAATAGATTTATTAATTCAAAATGATAAACAAAATGACGATGACGATTCAGAATTATGCAGCGGCGTTATGTTTATTAGGTCTAATGATAAGACTAAAAAATTTTTTAATCCAGAAAATATAGATATAAATTTTATTCAATGCGATCAGATATACGTAAATAATATGAAAAAAAATTTAAAATATGAAAAATTGCCATTAAAAAAATATCCTAACGGTTTATATCACAGAACAAAAAATCCGAACGGTTACTTAATTCATTATAATTATTTAATAGGTAATGATAAAAAATTATTAATGAAAAAAGATAATAACTGGTTAATATAATTTTTTTTGTTTTCTATTTAATTTTTTTCCGTAGTATAGGCGGACAGTTTGTGCTAATATTATATATATATAACGTAAAGTGTCCGCAAAGTGTCCGCCTCATTATTTGGACTTTTAGACTATAATACTATATATATTATTTTAACTTTTTATTTTTTGCTCTTATTTTTTATGTTTTCTTTAATATCGATTATATAGGAAAAATATATATATAATAGATAACATAAAATATATTTTTATTTATTAATTATTAAATAAATTATATATATTATAAATATATATATAAATTATGTCATTGGTAGTGTGTTCTAATGAATTTAACGTTTCAAGTAATAGCGGAATATTTAATCCTGCTGACTTTAAAAATTATTTAGATAATCCTCTAGAATTACCTCCTAAATCTCAGGTAGCGGTTCAATCTGTAAAACTTAATAAATTAGGTTCTATTATATTAAATAGATTTCAACGTTTCGGCGTTTATTTTGGTGATACAATAGATGAAAATACTAACGCTGATATTATATCTAGTATACCTATCGATACATTCTTAAAAACTACTGATAATGTAAATGAAGAAGAAGTAAATTATCAAGAATTAAGGAAAAAGATAGAAGATGCTTTAAATTTTGGTTTAGTTCATCCTGATATATCAGCTACTGTTTCTCTTAATTATAATGCTTCATATTCTGCAGTAAATAATATGTCTTATAAATTTACTCAGAAAGCAGTAGCTAATAGTTTAAATGTTAGGACTAATAACTGGAATAAAATAGACCCAGATAATGGAGATATAACTTATAATAATTCTACTACAATAATTACGGCTAATGCTACTTCTCCTTTTAATACTATCAATAATTTAGATAATCCTATTAGTTTAAGACACGGTATATTAGAGTTTTTAGTTCCTAGTACTGGTACTAATTTTAATGTAGGATTAAGAAGAGCAGACCAGCCAACAGCAACAAAAGGAGCAACTCTAAGAGGTAATCAGGAAATATTATTCCAAGAGAACCCAATAGCTGCAGACGATGGCGTAGAGTATGATTACGACTTCAGAGTTTCTGGTACTATTCAGTTTTACGATTATCTAGTATCTATTCAAAATGGAACCCCAGATTTACCTAATAAAAGATTATTTATTAAACAGCTAGGATATGATAGCACAGCTGGAGAATATGTATATAATAATGTTATTTATTGGGGTAATGCTAAATCTATTAGTAATGCTTCTCAAAAGCCTATAGACTGGACTAATGCTAAAGGTTCAGGAGGTTTAAAATATGATAGAATTAAATTTAGTATGAAAAACGAATATATCGAAGTTGAAATAGGAAACGCTTCAGGATATCATCAGTTAACGTTTCACCCTGACGATTACGACGGCTCAGGATATACTCCTAAAAATTATAATTTAATGAAACCTATAGACGATACGACAAGGTTATTATATCCTCAAGTTTATATAGGAGCAGATGGGAGCCAGATAACCTGGAACCATTATTCAGGACGAACTAATTCCTCTCAATATGATTTAAATAAGCGATATATAGAACAAGGATTAGAAAGCAGATTATCTAGAATGGCGACTAACTGGCATTTCTTATCTGTTTTAGATGATACACCAGTAGACAGACCTATTAACAAATTAGGAACACATTCAAAATTAAACGGATACGATATAAGCTTAATATTAGGACCTGATGACGATTATAACGAAAATAATCCAATAGGACAAAGAGACATAACAGATGCTTATAATGCTAATGAGATATTAGGTTTCCCTGATGTTTTTACAATAGACCCGCCATATACTGACTCAACAGATACAGGGCAGGAGGTATCGTTTACTTATGATTCTGAATCTATTCCAACTGGTAAAAGTATTAACTCAGCATTTATAAGAATTAAAAATTTAAATTTATCTACAATTAATGCAGGATTAAATAGAAGGTCTAAAATTATTTATCATATTCCAAGGTTCGATAATTCTAATAATGAAGTCGGAGAGGGTCTATATTTTGAAAGTCCAGAAAAAACTTATATAGACCTAAATAACAGCTCACCTTTAACCTTATCAGAATTAAATCTAGATATAGTAACTCAGGATGAGACAAGGGTCCAAGACTTAACAGGTAGAACTATAATAGTATTACATTTCCGAGAAAAACCGAAGTAATAAATATTTTTTAATTTATTTTATTTTGTTTATTTTGTTATAATTATATATAGATATGGAAATTCCTAAGATGATAATGCCTGAAGTCCTAGAAGTTGAAAAAATACCAGAACCACCACCAGAAAGAGAGCAGGAGGAAATATTCGAAGAAGTTAAACCATCTAAAAAGAAGGTAGAAATTAAAAACGATATAGAAGAAATTCAAGAACCAGAAGAGCCGCAACCAGAACCAGAACCAGAACCACCTAAAGAGCAGAAACCAATTAAAAAAAAACGAGTAATGACAGAAAAACAAAAAGAAGCATTAAGAAAAGGAAGAGAAAAATCTCTAGAAACTAGAAGACAGCTAAAAGCTAAAAAGGATGAAGTTAATAAAAAGAAAAAGCAAATTAAAGAATTAGAAAAAGAAAAAGTAGAAATTCAATATAATAAAGCAGTAAATCAATTAGAAGCAGAAAAAGAAAAACCTAAAAAAGAAGTAGAACCTGAAACACCTCAACCAGTTGCAGAACCTAAAAAATATTATTTAACTGAAGATGAAATAAATAATATATCTACAAAAGCTATTAATAATTATGAAATTATTAGAAAAACAAGAAAAGAAGAAAAGAGACGAAGACAAGAGCAAGAAAAAGCAGAAGCAGAAATAGCTAAAACTATAAGAGCTTATAATTCTACGTATACTATGAGATTTTAAAAAAATATTAAATATTAATATATGGAAGAATTAAAAACCCCAAGAAGAAAAGAACCTGATAATATAGATGAATGGAGCGACGAAATAGAAGAACTGCTGAGCGAATGGTGCGAGGTTGCAATGTGTTATAGTTATCTTCATAATATATCACAAAGAAAATATAAAAAAAAATATCATCATCTACAAATACCTATAATTATATTATCTACTTTAACAGGAACTGCTAATTTCGCTACTGATTCTTACGTTCCCGAAAATTTAAGGCAGGGTTTCTCTGCTGGTGTAGGTAGTTTAAATATATTCTGCGGAATATTAGGAACTTTATTATCATTTTTAAGATATTCTGAAATATACGAAGGACACCGTATCGCTGCTTTAGCGTGGTCTAAATTAGGGCGTAATATTGAAATAGAACTAAGTCTGCAAGATAAAAAACGTAAACCCTGTAGAGATTTTCTTAAAATATGTAGGGCAGAATATGATAATCTTTTAGAATCTTCTCCTTCTGTTGATTTAGATATTATAGGAATATTTAATAAAAAATTTAATGATAAATATCCTAACGTTAGAAAACCTATAATCTGTAATGGATTAAAAGAAATTAAACCTTTTAAAATTGAAGAAGAAGATAAAGTAGATATAGAAAAAGAACCTATTAAAAATGAATTAGAAACAATTCAAGAAGAAATAAATCCTTAATTATTAAATATTAAATTATTTTAATTAATATCTATTTAATTAATATATATGTCTGAAATTGATAAAATTATTAAAATTAATAATAATAATAAAGATACTGATATAGAAAAAATTTATAATAAAAGTATAGCTCAGAAAAATTCAGAGGTATTAGTAGATATATTAGAAACTCTAGAAGGTTTAACGGATTTAATGAAAGATATACATCTTAATAATTTAAGAATATATAAATATGTTAAAGAACAACAAGAAATAAAAACAGAACCTATTAAGAATGGATGGTTTTATTAATTATTTTTTTTAAATATAATATTATAAAAAATATATTATAATATTATATATATAAATAATGGCAACTATTCAGAATATAGAAATTCTTCCAAATAATGTACCTAGTGATGGAAAAATTAAATCTAATGCAGGTAATCCGTTATTATCTTTTAATATCGGTTCTCAGAATGCCTTCTTAAATGGTGCTACTCTAAGAATACAAGGAAAATTAAACGTATACAAAACAGGAACCACTCGACCAGTAACAACTGAAAATATTAGAATTAATTCTCGTTTAGGTGTATTAGGAGCTTTCGAACAATTAAATATAGAATCAATGAAATATAAAACCGATTTAGAAACTATTAATAATTATAATAGAATGTTAAGCTCTTATTTAGCTAACGTTTCTAACGTTCAGGACCATATATCCGCATTATCTCAAACACACGGAACCTGTCCTAATTGGAAATTAAACACAGAAAGTAATCTATTAGAAAATAATAACTTTTTCTGTACCTCTCTCCCTTCTGGTTTATTATCTTATGGAATGATTCCTTTATCAGAAGTTAACGGGGTCGGAGGATTAACTATAAATTTAAATTTAGCAGCCTCTGAATCTTTCCTTTTTGGAACTGCTGGAACTACTACAGATGTAGCGGACGCATATTATGAATTAGAAGACTGTCGTCTAATTGCTGAAATTACAACCCCAGACCCTCAAACTCTTCAAAATTTATTAAGTGCTAAGCAGAACTCAATCACATTTAATACCGTTTACGGTGATTATGCTACTATTAATTCTACTAATGCTATTATTAATCGTTCCCTAGGTGTTAGTAATTGCTTAGGTGTATTTATTAATTTTGTAAAGGATGAATTCTTAAACACTAAAAGTGCAGATAGTCTATCGACTTATCCTATTATTAATAATGTCACTCCAAGTAATATAAGAGAAATTATATTCTTAAAAGATGGCGTAAAATATCCGAATGATTATTCTCTAGAAACTAATTTTAAAACTAATTCTAATGTAGCAGCAGCAGACCCTCAAAGAGTTGAACTATTTAAAAATTCTATAATGTCTAATAAACATACTAAAAATAATAGTTTAATTTCTCCTTTAACAGATAATAGAATTTTTAAGTCTAGAGCTTCAGGATTAAATCCAGTTGATAAAGCTCCTAATACTGGTCCTACTTTCGGCTTGGGGGTTGCATATAATACCCTTCCAGGTGGCGACGGTGTAGATTTTAAATCTTCTAATTTTGGATTACAGCTCGACGTAGACCTAGATACTAACTCAGCTAATGCTATATATATCTTCGCTCATCATAAACAAACTTTATTAATGTCAGGAAATCAAGGGGTACAAGTTATGAAATAAATTAAAATTTTTTTTTAAATATAATATTATAAAAAATATATTATAATATTATATATATAAATAATTATGTCCTTTTGGAAATCGAATATAATATCCGCAGACGGAAAGCAAGTTAACCAGATACCAGTCGAGCAAACCTCGCAAAGTGTCAGAAGTGATAACAGCAGAGAATATGAAGCAGGACAAGTTATAAGGCTTGATATCCCTTCTACTGTTGGGATGATTAATCCTGAGGAATGCTATTTATCTTTCGACGTATTAATTCAAGGAACAGGAGCAGATACTACTAGATTATCATTAGACCCTAAAATAGGAGCTCATTCTTTAATTAGAGATTTAAAAATATATAGTTTAGGTGATTCTAATCAATTATTAGAAGAAATTACTAATTATAATCATTATGTATCTATTAAATATGATTATAGCTCTTCTGATTCTAAGGATGGATTTAATGCTATTCAAAACGGAGCAGTATTTCCTGACCCTCTATTTAATCAGGATACAGATACTGGTATTTATCAATATGATAATAATAATTTCGCTACTAATCCTTATTATAAATCAGATTTAACAGCAGATGAAAAAACAGCAATAGATAATAAAACTGTATACACCCCAGCTAAGGTTCATCTAAAATTAGAGAGCGGTCTATTCCAATCTATGAAGGCATTACCTGTAAATTTAATGCAAGGTTTAAGACTTGAAATAACTTTAGAAGATAATTCTAAAGTATTTAGAAACTTATCAGCAGTTAATCCAAATGTAGATAAATTAAAAGCTAAAGGTTTAATTAATGGTTCTACTTATGCTGTAGACACTGCTAATGCCTCAGACTATGAATATACTTTAAAAAATACTAACGGAAATTTAAACGCAGGACAAGTCGCATTAGTTCCAGGCGAAAAGGTCAACTTTTTCAGACACACAGACGGGAAGAAGGGCTTAGTTGCTGACGCTGAAATAGACGTAATTAAAAAAGACGGAACAAATATAAAAATTAAATTTAAAGCAGATAGTACTATTCAATCTGCCGCAGAAATAGGGGCAGGAGGTTTAACTACTGATGCTTACTCTCTTTATTCTGTTTCAGCAGATGACGCAGCATTTAAGCCGACTTATAAGGTTTCTAATGTAGATTTTTATATTCAAACTTTAACAACAACGAGCCAGCAGATGGCATCTATAGAGCAAGGAATGAAAGAAGGAGGTACTCTAGTCTATGACTTTTTAGCAGTTCAGAATTATAAATATTCTCAGGTTGCATCTGATATAGTTCTAAATATGAGATTACCTATTTCTAATTCTAGATGTAAAGCTATTTTATGCCAGCCAACAGATGCGAATATTTACACTACAGGTAATAGAGTTAACGGAAATTTAACATATCAAATAACCGCCAATAATTACAGCGTTAATCCTTTTGAGGGTATATGGGATAACGCCCAGGATTACCAGTTTTACTATGAGAAACTTCAACCTAATAGAAAAATAGACGTATCTAAAACTAAGACAGCAGTCCAAGCTCAGCACCTTATAGAATTAGAAAAAGCTTTAGATAACGCTCATATACCAGTTACAAGCTTTAAAAAATTTAGGGATAATTTCGTTATAGGTCGAGCTTTTGGAGTTAATGAAAATGCAGTATATGATCCAAGAAATAAAGACTTCTCAGTTCAGGTAAATTATTCATCAGCACCAAGTAAAGCTCATTTATGGAATAATTTCGTAATTCATATTAAATCAATTGAAATTAGTAAAGATGGAGTAACAGTTGTAAATTAAATAA